GTCTTGGAGTAAAATTTTCAAATGTATTTAATTCTACTGAAGGAGCATTTACATCGCTGATTGGTCTGATAGTTGGTTGTAGAGGTCTAGTTTGTTTCGGTTGTTGTATTGGAAGAGTGCTAGTTGTAGGAATTGTTGCATTCACTAACCAATCTCCGATGTAATCTCCAATATTTTGACCTAGTCTTTGAACTATAGATGGAGGATTAGAAACAATTGCAGAAATATTAGAACCAGGTGGAGTTAATGAAATTGGAGAAGAAGAACGATCAATTGAAGAAATTGGAGCACGAGAAATTGGAGCAATTGGAGCAATTGGAGCAACTGGAGTACCAGTAGTAGCAGTAGCAATAGAAGGAGCAGCAACTGGAGGAGTAAAATATGTTGGTGGTTGTTGTATGATGTTCATTGGAATATATTGAGGAGTTGGGATTGATCGTCTGACAGGTTCTTTTACAGGTTCTTTTATAGGTTGTCTAACTCTAGCATTTCTAGTTGGTCCAATATTTATGTTAATTTGTTGTTGTTGTTGTGTCCCAGTAGTTTTTCTTTGTAATTGTTTTTGTTTTTCTTGTTCTTGTTCTTGTGATGAAAGTTTTTTTTTAGTTTGTTTTTTTTTCGCTGGAAGTCTTGTTTGTCGTTGTGTGGAAGTTTTCGAAGAATCTAAATTAATTTGTTGTTGTTGTCCTTCAGATGATTTTTTTTGACCTTTTTTCCTTTCTGGAAGTCTTGTTTTTTTTTGTGATATATTTTTTTTAACCATCATATTAAATCAAAATATTATTTTTTATTTAAAGTAAGTTTTCAAATCTTCAAAAGGATTTATAGGTAATTTCATCATATCAATTTCTTTTTGTTTTTCAATTCTATTTAATAATCTAACTTGATTTTTTGCATCATTCAAAGTAGAATGTTTAGAATGTATTTCATTTGTTTTGATGTTTTTAACTTGATAAAGATCTTTATTTCTTAATTTTCTAATTTTATAAGGCATTCTTACATATCCATCGTAAAATAATTTATTTCCTATAATATAATGAATATAGAAATAATTGAACATAATCACCCTAAATTAAAAATACCAGAATGTGTTTGTGATAATGAATTAAATCCAGTATTGAATAATTATGAATTGTTAAAAATAGCATTTAATAAACAATCAAGTGCTACTTTAATAATTGGAAAGCCTGGGCAAGGTAAAACAACTTTCGTTCAATCTTTATTTAGTAATAGAAAAGCATTACGAGGAAAATATTCAAAGATATATTTATTTTGTCCTCCTAGATCTAGAGATTCTATGCTGGATGGGGCATTAAATCAATTGGATGAAGAAAGAATTTATGATGAATTAAATTACGATAATTTAAATGAAGTAATAGAAATGTGTAAGGAAGATAATAATAATGATTGTAAAACAAAATTGAAATTCTGTTTAATATTTGATGATATGGGAGCATATTTAAAAAATAAAAATACGATGAAATTATTTAATGAATTAATGATGAATCGTAGACATATGAGAATATCAGTAATATTTTTAGTTCAAACATTTTATTCTGTGAGTAGAGAGATGAGAAGATTATTTACAAATTTTTTCATATTTAAAGTGAATAAAAGAGCATTGATGGAAATATTTGATGAAATATTAGAAGAACAAAATAAAGATTTGATAAATGAAGTAGCCAGATTAGTTTATGATAGACCTCATACATTTCTATATATCAATTCCGATAATGGTCGTTTATTTAAGAATTGGGATGAAATACTTATTAAAGAAGATTAATATTATTTAGAATACTTTTTTTTAACGAAATATGTTATAAGTAATGAATATTTTTAAGAAAACTTCTGAGGGAATCGGCAATATTTTTAAGAAAGCATCAGATGTTGGTGAAAATGTATTTAAAAAAGGAACTGGAATTGCAGAGAAAATATCCAAAGGTTCAAAACAAGCTCAATCTATTTTAGGTCAAGTATCTAGAATATCTGGAGATATCGCCTCAAATCCAGTTACTCAATCTCTACCATTTGGCCAACAAATTGCAGGAGCAGCCGACTTAGTATCTAGAGGAGCTAAATTGGGTCAAAGAGGAGCAGGTCAACTAAGTAGAGCAACTGATATAGCAAATTACAATAAAGAATTTGATGTTAGAAAACAATTAGAAAATGTGAGAGATTTACAAAGAAGAGGTGAAGAATTATCTCAAACTGGAAGAGAGTTAGGAAGTATTTTCATGTAAATTTTATATTTAATAATTATATAAATGGTTAATATGGATAAATTTGTATTGGTGATAAATAGCACAGATTATTTTCAAAGATTCACGTCAGTCAATGACCAAGTATACATAATGAATAATACTAATATTCCTGCAGGTAATTATCGTTGTAGATGGTCTTTTAGAGGAGGTTTAGAGGCTAGTGCTGCATTTACAATTAATCCTACACTTTATTTAAGAAGTTCAACAGTTCAACAAGCATATTCAATTGGGGCTCAAGGTGGAAATCAAATCTCATATTGTTTAGGAACAATGAATCAAACTATAAATACTTCAAGTACTACATCATATTTCAGAGCGGGTCCAAATGATAATGTATGTTTTTACTGGAATTATAATCCAGGGTCAGAAATTAGAATAACTATAAGAAGTGGTACAACGCAAACATTATACTCAGGAACTAGTGAATACATATTGATGATTGAGATGGAAAGATTGGTTGATGAGGATGATTAAATCGGGGACAGATTTAGGACACTTTTCGGACACTTCTCGGACAAGTTTAACCAACATTAAAGTTTAAACATAGAAATTAACCAATATTAAAGTTTAAACGCTAAAATTTGATGAAAAAAGGCATTTAAACTTTAATAAAATCGATTTTATTAAAGTTTAAACTAGAATTTAGGGCTATTTTTGGTGTTTAAACTTTAATTTTGGTTAAATTCATGAATGGACGGCATAATTTCAGCGTTTAAACTTTAATTTTGGTTAAATTTGATATAGATAAAAATATTTGACTCATTATATTTGAATCGTCATCAATTTTATTTATTGAACATGTCGAGTGATAATTATTTTTTTGAAAAAAATCACATAAATAATCATGTAAATTAATATCAATTTTAAATGTACATTTTTTATCTGTGTATGATATCATACATGATGACATGAGTGTAGATTCACTCGATAAAATTGTATGTATCATCATCATTTTTTCAAGATTTTCTATCAATACTTCATATTCATCATATTTACATTGTATGTTCCAGTCATATTCAATATTTTCAAATGAATACATCAATCTAATGAATTTACGCGAATTAAATCCATCATAATTCTTCAAATTACTTGAACAAATATCACATACGATTAAATTCCTCATTCATATATTTCTAAAAGAAAAAAAATGTTAATTTAAACTTTATGAATGGACGGCATAATTTCAGCATTCAAACTTTAATTATTTTAATAATCTTAAGAATTTTATCTTCAGTAATTATAAATGGAAGATAAAATATATATCATATCTAAAATTGATATTAATTTTCGCAATGATTTATTTAGTGAAGTTAGTTTTGAAAAAATTCCATATTCAATATGGAAAAAATTTTCAATGATAAAAGATAAAAAATTTCATTTGGAGACTGAATATGATGACGTTCAACTTAAACTTAATCAAGGATGGATTATCGAAACAAATTTAACTAAAAAAGTGAAATATGCAATTCACATACTTTGGGAATTTCTTCCTCATCATGGTCGTATACGGCAATGTGTTGAGGAGTATGAGGATAAAAATGGAACACTTACTCTGATATAACCCCTATTTTATTTAAACTTTAATTATTTCAACTTGACATAATTTTCAACCATGTCCATACTAGATCCCATATCTGACATGTCTTTTTCCAATTTTTTATTCTCTTGAGATACCTTCGCATATTTATCAGTTAAATAAGTATGTCTGAAATTATTTACTCCAACTTTCTTTCCTCCAAAAATTCTATTTAATCTTTGATTCAATTTAACACTAGTTAAAGGATTTCCATTATTGTCATATAACAAATAATCCGAATCATTGATCTTAATCCATTTATTTAAAATACTTTTTACTTGAGATGGAATATCCAATTCTTGTTTTCCATAAGTTTTACTCGTTTTATATTTGTTAAAAACAAACTTGTTCTTATCAATGTAATTATGTTCATCTCTATTCACACCCCTGACTCTCATTAAACACCAATCGAGAGATCTTCTGGGTGGAAAGAATAATCCAGAACATAATAATACAATTATGTAATTTTGAATTTGTTGAATATCTGAATTTGTTCTATTTGATTTTTTAAATAACATTTTTGCATCATTTTCTAAAGCTTTAAATATAGTTTCAATTTCTTCGGTAGTAATCCAATTATCTCTTTGAGTTTCACTCATTTCTTGTTTCTCAATTTGCTCATTATATTCTTTCACATCATTATTCATTAAGTCTCTGTAATCATCTTTACCTGTTAAAATTACTAAAGCAGATAAAATTGTTTTTCTTTTATTTGGAGGACTATCTCTTAAATATCCTAAAATTTCATTAGTATTATTAAAATCAGACATTTGCATTTCTTTATTTGGAAATACTTTTTTATGAATATTCTTGAGTATTGATGTATATGTTTTAATTGAACTATCTGATAAAGTGCTACGATTATTTTTCAATTCTTCCTTAAGATTCATCTCTATATAATTAAAGTTTAGATTAAAAATTATCAAATAATACTGAATTCTCTTGCCTTTGTTTTTTAATTTCTTCAATCATCTGTCTTTTCTTTTCTCTTTTTCTTTCTTTCTGTGTTTGGTTATACATCTTAATTTTATTACGTTTTTTTTCTATGAAATCCTCAATTAATAAATTTTTAATATCTGATATAGTTTTCATATAAATAACATGAAGATAAAAATATCGTAACTATATTAAAAATATAGTAAAATTGAAAAGTATCTTGAAGGGACATTTTTTTCAGTCGTGAGTTTCAAATATCTATAACCCAAAATATCTATGACCCAAAATATCTATAACCCAAAATATCTATGTACAGAAAGTATTTCAAATCAAATAATTTATCTCATTAATATAATATAATGTTTATAGTTTATACAAAATCTAATTGTCCTGATTGCATAAGAGCAAAAAAATTACTTCAAAGTGAAGAAACTATATTAATAAATTGTGATGACTTATTACTAAATGATAGAGAATCATTCTTGATAGAAATGAGAAAAAAAACAAATTTGGAAAGAATCACATTTCCGATGGTTTTCTTGAATGACGAATTTCTCGGAGGAATAAATGAATTAACTGATCATATAGTTTATGAATTAAGTGAAGAATTTTAATATTACATATGTATATATGAATAATGAAATTGATTTTTATAACACTAACAAAAATATTTATGAATTTAGTGATCCAAATATTGTTCAAAAAAGAGCATACAAATTACTTGGAAAAGAAGCCCGTATTATCATTTCACCGAAAAAAGATAAAAAATACAGAATATATAATCCTCTAACAAATAAATATGTTGATTTTGGTTATTATGGAATGGAAGATTACACTAAACATAAAGATAAAGAAAGACAAAGAAGATTTAAATTAAGAAATAAAAAATGGGCTAATTCTGAACCATATACACCTTCATTTTTAAGTTATTATTTATTGTGGTAAATTTATAAATATGAAAATCTAAAGAATATCATTTACATATGGAAAAAATGGAAAATATAATAGTTTAACTAAAATTAAGAATTTATAATTTCAAAAACAAATCTAAAAAAAATTTTTCAAAAAATCAACATTTTAAAAATGTTGACTTTTTACTTTTAAGAAGAGAAGTATCCAAAATCCTTGTTTTTTTTCTTATGTTTAAATAGATTATTAAGAGTAATATTAATTGTAATTTAATGAGACTATATATGATGATGAATAATTATTATACTTAAAATATTTTGTTATGATGTCAGTCTTGCTCGTTTTTAGTTGCTCATTTTTGTCATAGTTATAGATAAAATTGCTCGTTTTTGCTCCTTTTTTGACATAAAAATTGAGTCATTTAGGATATAGATGCGATTGCTCGTTTTTTTTGCTCCTTTTTTGACATAAAAATTGAGTCATTTAGGATATAGATGCGATTGCTCGTTTTTTTTGCTCCTTTTTTTGTTCTGAAAAATGAGTCATTTAGGATATAGATGAAATTGCTCGTTTTTTTTGCTCCTTTTTTGCCATAAAAATTGAGTCATTTGAGGTTATAGATATAATTGCTCGTTTTTAGTTGCTCATTTTTTGCCATGAAAATTGAGTCATTGCTCGTTTCATGTTCTTTTTTTCTATAAAATTGAGTCATTGCTCATTTTTTATTTACTCCTTTTTTAGGATCAATTTTAGGAATTTCTATTTTTCATTTTCTTTAAATTCTAAAATAATATATTTTAAAAAAGGATATAGAAAGAATTTTTTATCTATAAGTATATTAAGAATAAATGGAAATCCAAAACTGCCAAACTTCTCAAACTACTTTAAAATTTATCTGTGAATGTTGTGATTATAAAACTAATAGAAAAGTTAATATGACTCGTCATTTTTTATCAAGAAAACATCAAATAAAATCTGGAATTATTGTTGAAGAAATTAAGGAAAAAAAACAAAGAAAACCAAGAAAACAAATTAAGGAAAATGTTGAAAAATTATCTGAAGATACATCAATAATGACAAATGAAATTCAAGAATTGAAACAACAACTTATTCAAATAACCAATGAAAAAAATGAATTGAAAAAACAATTTGAACGAGTAATTGATGAAAAAAATAAATTAGAAAATAAATACGAAGAATTAGAATATAAATATGATACTTCCAAAGAACAAATTGATGAATTGAAAGAATTAACTGAAGAACAAAATGTCATAATTGAATCATTGAATAAATCCGCAACAAAACAAATTGATGAATTTAAATTGAAAATTGAAAATGAGACATCCAGTAGAATTAATCAATATAAAGAAATGGTTGAAAAATTAGAAGATGAAATTGAAAAATTAAATGATAATAAATCAGAACAAAATAAGATAATCGTAAGATTAAATAATCAAATTGCAAACACATCAACTTCAACAAAATCTATCACACATGAAAATAAAAAAGATAAATCTAAAAAATCTAAAAAATCAAAAGAATCAAGAAAATCTGATAGAAAAAGTACACAAATATTTGACATGAATAATTTTAAAGATTTTTGTGCTAATCCAAATAATAATTCTAAAATTATGAGATGTTGTTACGTTGATAATGGAGATATGAAAACTGTTAATATTTTAAAATCAATAAATCCTACAGATTATCCAATGAAAACAGAGCAAATGTATATCGATATGTTTAATAGTATAATTGATAAAATACCTGAAAATATGAAACCAATTAAATGTTGTGATTCATCTAGAAAACGATTCAAGATTTTTACTGAAGGAAAATGGAAAGAATGTAATGAATCTGAAACTAAAAAATATCTTAAAAATTATACTTGTCATGTAGCCGATAGTTTAAGAAGAGGATTAGCAAATTTATTAATGATTCCAAATAGTAAATTTATGGAAATATATAAAACATCAAAAGAATTATTTAAATCATGTGGAGATTCAGAATCTAAAACACCTGGAGGACAATATGCAGAATTGACATTAAAAATAGCAAGTAATCCAATACATGAAGAAAATTGTGAAAAGTTTTTAAAACATTTCATAAATGATTTGAGTAGTAAATTTAAAGAATATAGAAAAAATAAAAAATCTAAATATGTAGAATCTGAATCTGAATCTGAATCTGAATCTGAATCCGAATCCGAATCCGATGATGACTCTAATTCAGATAAAGAATCTGATTATGATTCAGATTATTATTAATTTAATAAAAACAATTTAAAAATTTTTTATCTATAACCATATAAATGGATACTAACGAAGTTCAAGACAATTTGACTGAAAATAATTGTGAAATTGAAAATGAAAAACAACGAAAAATTAAAGAAAGATACGAGAAAAAAAAACAATATATGAGAGAATACTCTAAAAGTAAATATAGAGAAATGACTGAAAATAAAAATTCTGAAGAATACAAAAAATATCTGGAATATTATAAAAATATTAGAAGAGAAAAAAGTAAAATCAAAAAACAAGAAAAATTAGATTTCATGGAATTCATGAAAGAAAAGCGTAGACAAGAATCATTGAATATACAAACATACTAAGTTATTTTTTAAACGATGAAAATTAAATTTCTTCATCATCATATCGAATTACTTTTTTCTTTTCACATATTTGTATACATTCATTCCGCTTGCTCGTCAATTTGAAATGTATTTCTTCTCTGTAATTAATTCTCAAGTGATGTAAATCACCATACAATTTCGAAACTTGAACTTGGTCGCTACAATAAATGCTCATGATATCTTCAATTACTTCGATCGTCATGCTACGATAATCTACTCCACATGATGAAATTTTGTAATTTACTTCACTGATGAACTGTTGTAAATTCAATCCTTCACAAACTGTGTAACCTTTAGGATTTAATTTCTGATGCAAAATTCCAACTAAAAATCCAAGTTTAAACGAGTTTCTTTCAATTTCCGACATTTGGTTGTTAATTTTATGTGATACACAAAACATGAAATTAAAAAATTATTATTCAATTTTTTTTTTTGATATATTTTTTCAAATACTTATTTGTTTTTTGGAAAATCCATATTTATCTAAAACATAATCTATGAGCCACTGATCAGTATTCCACATTTGATATTCATTTCCATCTAATTCAAAAATATACGTAATTAACAATTTATCGTAATCATCATAACACGATGTTTGAATTGTCGCTGTGATGTTTAATTTGATGTAGATTACATCAATTTTAATTTTTGATATGAATTGCATCAATTCGCAAGGTTCAACATTTATATATTCCATATATGATATATTCAGAAAAAAAAATTATCCAATTCTAACGGCTCTGAAAAATGAATTTGTGCTGTTAAATTGTAATCTTGATGCAGTTCCGAATGATGGTTGACAAACCATCCGATAAGTCGTGCTTAATGCTACTTCTATTATCGCTGAAGTTGTTAAAACCCACTGATTACCAATATTGTAAGTTATAGTTCCAGCGTGAATTATACTTAAATGATTATTTGTAGACAATCCTGTTGCTGATGTTGATAAACCCATTAATAATTGTGATACCGTTGTTGAACCAGTAACTGCCATACAACAATTTAGTGTTACCATGTATGTACCTC